AACTCTTTCTGCGGGATTTATACTTTGGAAGATGTTGTTTAATCAAGATTTTAACGCATTGGTTATTGCAACAAAAGTGACTGTAGCAAAGAATCTGGTAGAGAAAGTAAGAGTTATGCACGACTTACTTCCTATTTGGTTAAGAGATGGTAGTAATAGTTCGGTAGAAGATAATAAACTTTCTCTTAAATTAAAAAATGGTTCACAAGTAAAAGCAATCGCATCTTCTCCAGATGCAGGACGTTCTGAAGCCCTATCCCTATTAGTTGTGGATGAGGCGGCGTTCATTAGAGATATTGATGAAATTTGGTTATCAGCACAATCTACATTATCAACGGGTGGTTCTGCAATTGTATTATCTACTCCAAATGGTGTGGGTAACTGGTTCCATAAAATGTGGGTAGAAGGGGAAAGTGGAAGTAATGGTTTCAATTGTATCAATCTTCATTGGACTGTTCATCCAGAAAGAAATCAGGCATGGAGAGATGAACAAACTCGTATTTTAGGAGTTAAAGGAGCGGCACAAGAATGTGATTGTGACTTTGTTGGTTCCGGTGATACCGTCATTGACCCTGAATTACTAATGTGGTATAAAGATACATATGTGATGGACCCTGTCGAAAAAGTTGGATTTGATGGTAACTATTGGAAATGGGAACATCCTAACTACAATCGAAACTATATGGTAGTTGCCGACGTAGCTAGAGGTGATGGTTCGGATTATTCTACATTTCAGGTAATTGATATTGAAGATAGTTCACAAGTTGCCGAATATAGAGGTAAAATCGAAACAAAAGATTTTGGTAATTTTTTAACAGCGGTAGCAACCGAATGGAATAACGCACTTTTAGTAGTAGAAAATTCAAATGTTGGTTGGTCAACTATACAAACTATTATAGATAGAGGATATGGAAATCTATTCTATATGAGTAATGATTTAAAATATATTGATGTTGAAAAACAAATGTCTAATAAATTTTATAGAGACGAAAAGAAAATGATTGCAGGTTTTAGTACGACTTCAAAAACTAGACCATTAATTATATCAGCATTGGACACCTATATGACAGATAAAGATATTCTAATTCGTTCACAAAGATTGATAGATGAAATGTTTACTTTTATTTGGAGTGGTGGTAGAGCCGAAGCTATGAAAAGTTATAATGATGATTTAATTATGGCATTAGCAATTGGATTGTGGGTTCGTAATACAGCACTTCGTTTAAAGCAAGAAGGGATTGATTTAACTAAAAGTATGTTAAACTCTGCTCATGTAAATAAACATTCTGGACTATATACAGCACATAGTCATTTAAAAGATAATCCATATGAAATGAATGTAGGTAGAGGTGAAAAAGAAAACTTAACTTGGTTAATTGGTTAATTCTTTATATTTATATGTTGAAACTATTGTAATATGAGACTAATAAACTTAATTCCATTGAAAGAAATGGAAAATCCTTGTTGGAAAGGATACGAAATGGTTGGAACAAAGAATAAAAATGGTAAAGAAGTACCAAATTGTGTTCCAGTAAAAGAAAATGATAATCCAGGTGGTTATTGGGGAGATGAAGCAACGGAAGATATTAATAGTGATGACGATGTTAATTATGGTTTAGTTGAACCAGAAGAATATGATGTAGAAGATGAGGACATGGGAGATTTTATTTCTTTTATGAGAGCATACGCTAAAGATTTAAATGAAGCAACTTGCCCTTGTATGCATGAAGCAGAATATCAAGGTAGAGAAGTTAAGTTGGGCAAACCAATGCAAGGTGATGTTAAGAAATTCAAAGTATATGTAAAGAATCCTGCAGGAAATGTTGTTAAAGTAAACTTCGGACAAAAAGGAATGAAGATTAGAAAATCAAATCCTGCTGCAAGAAAATCATTTAGAGCTAGAATGAATTGTGATAGTCCAGGACCTAGACATAAAGCAAATTATTGGTCTTGTAGAAAATGGTAAATTTGGAAAAGTGGAAAATTTTCCATATATTTAGAAAAATAGAATTATATAAAAATGGCAGATAAAACAATATTCGGTAGGTTACAAAAATTATTTTCAACAAATACCATAGTTCGTAAAACTACAAAAGGTGTTAAAGTTGTTGATACTGATGAGTATCAATCAATGACAACTAACCTTGTTGACCGTTTTATGAAAATGAGAGTAACCAATTTTGGTACGGGTCAGTTAGAATCTTCGATGGCATATCAACAAGTTAGAATTGATTTGTTTAGAGATTATGATTCAATGGATAGTGACCCAATTTTATCATCAGCGTTAAATATATACGCAGATGAATCTACTGCTAGAAACGAACAAGGAAATGTATTAAAAATTCATCATGAAGATGATAATATTAAACAAATATTAGAAAATTTATTTTATGATATTGTAAATGTTGAATTTAACTTATGGCCTTGGGTAAGAAATTTGGTTAAGTATGGTGATTTTTATTTACAATTAGAAATGGCGGAAGGATTGGGTATTGTGAATGTTCTCCCAATGTCTACATATGAAATGAGTAGAATTGAAGGATTTGACCCAAAAAATCCACAAAGAGTTAAATTTATTTATGCTCCATATCAAAATCCATATAACGCAGTAGGGCAAACTGCAAAGAAAGAATATGAGAACTATGAGATTGCCCATTTTCGTTTAAATAATGATTCTAACTTCTTACCTTATGGTAAATCAATGCTAGAAGGTGCAAGAAGAGTTTGGAAACAAGTTATGTTAATGGAGGATGCTATGTTAATTCATAGAGTAATGAGAGCTCCTGAAAAAAGAATCTTTAAAATTGATGTTGGTAATATTCCACCAAATGAAGTGGATAACTACATGCAAAAAATTATCAATTCATCTAAAAAAGTTCCTTTTGTGGATGAAAAAACAGGTGAATATAATTTAAAATATAATGTTCAAAATCTTATAGAAGATTATTATATGCCAGTAAGAGGTAGTGATAATGGTACTTCTATTGATACCCTAAAAGGATTGGAGTATAATATGATTGATGATATTAACTACTTAAAAGGTAAGTTAATGGCCGCTCTTCAAATTCCAAAAGCATATTTAGGATATGAAGAAGATACCAATGGTAAAGCTACATTGGCAGCAATGGATGTTAGATTTGCAAAAACAATTGAAAGAATACAAAGAGTAGTTATATCGGAATTAACAAAAATAGCAATCATTCATTTATATGCACAAGGAATAGATGATGACCGTTTGACGGATTTTACTTTAGAATTAACTATTCCATCTAAAATCTATGAGCAAGAGCAAGTTGAACTATATACTTCAAAGGTAGCTTTAATTCAACAAATGCAGCAAACGAAAATGTTCTCTAAAGAATGGATGTATGAAGCGGTAATGAAAATGGCTAAAGATGAACAAGATGAAATGACATTACAAGTATTAGATGATACTAAACAAACATTCCGTTTAACATCAATTGAAACTCAAGGCGTTGACCCTGCAAAAGAAACCGGTACCGATGGTCCTACTAATGTTGAAGAAGAATTGGATAGATTAAAAACTGAATTAGAAGAAGATGGTGTTGGTAGACCTAAAGACCCTGTTAGATATGGTAAAGATGACCATCCAGAAGGTAGAGACCCATTAGGTATTAAGACCCTTAAACAAAAAGAAGGTTCGGTAGGATATAAACCTAGAAAAAATTCATATTTTGAGATATTTAAAGATATGAATGGAAACAAAAAAAAGATTTTAACAGAGAATTTAGATAAAGAGTAGTATTCTCATAGAAAGATATATTTATATCTGACAAATTATACAAATTGATGAAAAAAATAAAGCATTCGAAGTTTAAAAATACTGGATTTATATTTGAATTATTAGTAAGACAGATTACTTCGGAAATAATGTCTGCAAACAAATCGGTAGCAGAAAAGATTTTAAAAGAACATTTTAATTCAAAAAAAGAATTATCAAAAGAATTAAAATTATATCAATATTTGATTAATGAAAAATATAACTCGGAATCAAAAGCTGAGCAATTTATTAATACAATATGCGAAGCTCGTAAAAGATTAGATGAGAAAAAACTTATTAAAGAAAAATATAATTTAATTAAAGAAATTAAAGAAACTTATAATTTAGATGAGTTTATCAAATCTCCAATTTCAAATTATAAAACATTAGCATCTATTTATAAAATATTTGAAATTACAACTACCGATGACCAATACGACCCAACGGACATCGTATCATCTAGATTTACAATTGCAGAAAATATTATAAATTCTTCTATTCAAAATAAAGATGTAAAAGTAAAAGATGCAGTTTTAGAAGAATATAGAAAACAGGATGATGATTTGAGAGCCATATCTTACAAAATATTAGTTGAAAATTTCAACAACAAATATAAGAATTTAACCGAACAGCAAAAAGGATTATTAAGAGAATATATTAATAATATAAATAATACTGGTAAATTAAATGAATACGTTAGCAATGAAGTAACTAATTTGGTTAATTCATTGAAAGAAGTTGGTTCTAAAATTACTGACAAAGTTACAAAAATAAAATTAGCAGAAACAATTTCAAATATTAGAAAAATTAAATCTGTTAAAAAGATTAAAGAACAACATTTATCAGCAATGATGATGACGTATGAGTTATTAAATGAATTAAAACAATCGTTAAAAAAATAAAAAATGACAAATTATAGAATTTCAAAAATAGATTATTTTACATCATCGTCAGTTTGGACTAAAATAGGAAACCAATCAACATCATCATTGTATACAAAAGTGTGGGGTGTAATGATTCCATCTGGTTCGGTAGTACAAGGAAATATATCGTTAGAAGGTGGTGGAGACATTTATTTAAATCAATTAGTACCTGGACAAATTTATCCATGTTATCCAACGGCAATTAGAGTATCTGCAGGAACCGGTTCAATATTATCATAAAATTAAACAAATGCCATCAGTATCAAAAGCACAACAACGATTTATGGGTATGGTTCATGCCGCTCAAAAGGGTGATATGGAAAATCCATCGCCAGAAGTTAGTAAAGCGGCAGATTCAATGAGTGATAAAGATGCCAAAGATTTTGCATCTACATCACACGATGGATTGCCTGATAAAAAAGAAGAGCGTATCAACAAACTTAAAGAAATCATTCGTAATATGGTTAGAGAAAGAATGATTGATGAAATGAATACAACTGGTGGTGTAGAAGGATATAATACTCCTTTTGCATTTAGTGGTAAAGATAGTGAAAAGAAAAAAGGAAAAAAACAAGCAGACTTAACAGGCTATACTGTCGTTAATGAAAATCGTTGGTTAGAATTAAAAAATGAAGAAGCAAGTGCACAGGCTAAAATTGGTAGAGGTATATCTAATATCAATAAGCAATTAAGAGAAATGGAAAGATTTCTTAATTGGTATGGTAAAATTAAGAATGAAAGTGGTGTAAATAATAAAAGTTATTGGAAAAGAACAAATAATCATATTTATAGTATACAAGAAAGATTATTAAAATTAGACCAAAAAATCAGACAAATTTCAGAATAATGAAAACATCAGAATTAAAAGAACTTATTCGTCAGGTAGTTAAAGAAGAAAGTGACTATCAAGAATTATTTAAACATATGTTAGATAGAACAGGTAAATCTATTCCTGATATGTCAGATGATGAAAAAGCAAAATTCTTTCAAGCAGTGGATAAAGCTGCAAAAGCAAAAACAGAAGGAAGATTGAGAGGATATAATGAGGCAGAATTAACTGCAGGTCAAAAAAAAATTGATACTGATGGTGATGGTGAAATTGAAGGTTCAGATTTAGCAGCATTAAGAAATAAAAAATAATGAGTAAAGGATTATTGATAGAAACGCATTTGTTTGAAGCAAAACTTCAACAAGAAGAAAATGGAACTTATTTAGTTAAGGGAATTCTTCAAAGAGCAGGTGCTGCAAATCAAAATGGTAGAAGATATCCTAAAGAAATTTTAATGAGAGAGTGTGAAAAATACGGCCAACTTATTAAAGAACGTAGAGCTTTGGGTGAATTAGACCATCCTGAATCTCCGGTTATTAATTTAAAGAATGTATCACACAACATTAGAGAAATTTTTTGGGAAGGTGATGATGTTTGTGGTGTAGTGGAAATTCTTTCAACACCATCAG